CCCTGCTGTTGCAGATTACATGAAACATATCTGTAAGTATAAGCCTAGAGATTATCAGTACATGACTGTGTACAAGGCGCTCAAGAATAACAGAGGGTTATTTTTGTCACCGACAGGATCTGGTAAATCCCTTATGATTTATTCCATCGTTCGCTATTATGCATCGGCGGGTAAGAAGATTCTACTGATCGTTCCTACGACTTCTTTGGTAGAACAAATGATAAAGGATTTTAAGGACTATGGATGGAATGCAGACGAATTCTGTCACACCATATACTCTGGCAAGGATAAAAATACGGATAAACCAGTTGTTATTTCAACCTGGCAGTCAATCTACAAGTTTCCCAAAAGATACTTTGACGACATTGACTGTGTTATCGGTGACGAAGCACATTTATTTAAGGCAAAGTCACTCACAGGTATCCTCACCAAACTCCACAACGCCAAGTATCGTTTCGGTTTCACAGGGACCCTCGATGGTAGCAAGACTCATAAGTGGGTCTTGGAGGGTTTGTTTGGTGCATGTGAACAGGTTACGAAGACAGATTCGCTTATTAAGAAAGGGTTCCTTTCTAACCTACGGATCAAGATCCTAGTTTGTAAACATGATTACAAATACTTCGCTGATTACCATGAGGAGATGGACTACATTGTAGCACATGAGAAGCGAAATAACCTAATCAAAAATCTTGTCAACGATATTGAAGGCAACACATTAGTTCTCTTTAACTATGTGGAAAAGCATGGTGACCCTTTATACGAACTAATAAATAATTACATTAGTGACGACAGAAAAGTATTCTTCGTCCATGGTGGTACTGATACCGAGGACAGGGAACAAGTAAGGGCAATCACAGAATGCGAATCTAACGCTGTCATCATTGCATCTTACGGTACGTTTTCCACAGGCATCAACATCAAAAAATTACATAACATCGTATTTGCTTCTCCTTCCAAATCTAGAGTAAGGAACTTACAATCAATTGGTAGAGTCCTACGTAAAGGAGATGGAAAAGATATTGCTACACTGTATGATATCGCTGACGATATCTCTGGTCGTAAAGATAACTATACGTTGAAACATCTTTACGAAAGAGTAACAATATATCAGGAAGAGAACTTTAAGTACGAAACTATAAACATAGACTTAAGGTAAGTATGGAAGACGAATTCTATGCAACATTAAAACTAACATCTAATGAAGAAATTATTGCTAAAGTATGTTACTTGACTGAAGAAGACTGTTTACTTGTAGAGAAACCTTTACTAGTAACTAGAGCAAATCAAAAAAGGAATGGTAGATTAGTAGAAGGATTCTCATTAAGTGATTGGGTAGTTAGTTCTTATGAAGAACTATTCATTATAAAAATGAATCAAGTAGTGACTCTAACAGAGTCAGATGAAAGGATAGTAAGTTTCTATGAACGTCATTTAAGTGATGAACAAGATTCATCTATAAGTAAGATGTCAAAAGAAATGGGATATCTAGGTAATGTTAATGATCAAAAGAAAAAATTAGAGAAGTTATTTAATAATAGTTAGTAATTAATTAATAGCTATAATGATCTTGAACCCTTGACAGAGTTATTCTATAGGTGTTAGGTGTATTTGTCAAGCCCCTATGGAAAATGGTGTTGAGGTTGACATTAAGTACATTCTGTACTATACTGTCTGAAGCAAACGGTATGGTATGAAGAAAACCAGAACAAAGACAGAGTATTACGTAAACAACAAGGAGTTCCTTGCTGCCGTGATTCTGTTGCGGGATTTCTTCCTGGATGGTGAACGTCTGGGACATAAGTCATACCTTGAATCTATCAGGTACTACCGTACCCATAGAGATAGAAGAACAACGGTCAAGTTTAAACGATGTTATGAATACCTAGGTGATTGCTTCTCCAAGATTGCTACACACCTATCATACAAACCAAACTTTGTCAACTACATGTTCAGAGAGGACATGATTTGCGATGGTGTGGAGAACTGTATTCAGTACATCCTTAACTTCGATCCAGAGAAATCTTCTAACCCGTTTGCTTACTTCACCCAGATCATCTACTATGCTTTCCTTCGTCGCATTCAGAAAGAGAAGCGTCAGTTAGAGATCAAGAGTAAGATCCTAGAGAAGTCTGGACACCAGGAGATCATGCACACAGACACGTATGATGGTGACATGGCAGGCATGAATGCCTCTTACTCCGACATGGGTAGCATTAAAGAAAACATTGAAACAAGAATGAACAGATGACTATTGCACTTATTACTGATCAACATCTCGATGGTCGTAAGGGTAGTCAGGCATTCTGGAATTACTTCCTCAAGTTCTATGAGGATGTGTTCTTCCCTACACTAGAAAAGAAAGGAATCAAAGAGATCATCGATCTAGGTGACACGTTTGATAACCGCAAAGCAATTGACTTCAATGTCTGGAACAGGATCCGTGCTCACTACTTTGATCGCCTAGAAGAGATGGGTATCACTGTACACACAATCCTGGGTAACCACTGTGTGTACTACAAGAATACAAACTCCATCAACTCTCCTGACCTGCTGCTAGGTAACTATGACAATATTCGTGTGTACGATGAGGTGTGTACTGTTACTATTGAGGGCACGAGAATTTGTTTTGTCCCTTGGATCAATAGGGAGAACGAAGCGTCCACGATGGAACATCTCCAGCAGACAGATGCGAAAATTGTGATGGGTCACCTTGAACTTGATGGGTTTGAAGTGACACCAGGCATGAAGATGGAGCACGGTATGGACCCCAAGGTCTATAAGAACTTCAAGCAAGTCTTCTCTGGTCACTTTCACCACAAGTCAAGCAAGGGTAACATCACATACCTTGGCAATCCTTACCAGATGTTCTGGAATGATTACGCTGACCAACGTGGATTCCATCTCTACGAACCAGCAACAAACAAACTTCGCATGGTCAAGAATCCATATGACATCTTCAAGAAGGTCTTCTACAACGATGTAGATAAGGACATGGTTCTAGACTACACCGAGTACAAAGATACCTTTGTCAAACTGGTTGTGGAAGAGAAGCGTGACTACTACAAGTTTGAGAAGGTTGTGGAAAACCTGTACAATGCAGGTGTGCATGACATCAAAGTTGTAGAGACTCTGGTTGATGAAGACAACGTAGAGGAACCAGACCTGGAAGTCAAAGACACATTGACACTACTCAATGAGTACATCGATGAGGTAGAGATGACCGTAGAGAAATCTGACCTGAAGAAACTGATGAGATCGCTATATATTGAAAGTTGCGAGATGGTCTAATGTCTTACATCTTAACTCTCAAGGACAAGCCAGAAGGTGTGTTCTCTATAGTCGATAGAGATAGTGGAGACCACGTTGTGCCGATCTTTGATGAGTTGGATGACTGTGAGCGTTATGCCATTCAGTTGACCGAGTGTGAGACTGGACTGCAGTTAGCATTGGTAGAAATAGACAAGAATTTAATAGTAGGAGCATGCGAGCAGAGAGATCAAAAGTATGCTATAATCACAGTGGACGACTTCATTATACCCCCTGACGAATTTCCATGATTACGTTTGAAAAAGTTCGCTGGAAGAATTTTCTTTCTACTGGCAACACCTTTACTGAAGTCGATCTGACTGCCAACAAAACCAATCTTATCATTGGTACTAACGGAGCGGGTAAGAGCACCATTTTGGATGCCCTTACCTTTTCTTTGTTTAGTAAACCTTTTCGTAAAGTGAACAAACCGATGCTGGTCAACAGCGTCAATGAAAAGGATTGTATGGTGGAGATCGAATTCAAGATCGGTCCTAACGAATTTGTCGTCAAGCGTGGTATCAAACCAGCGAAGTTCGAGATCTGGCAGAATGGGGCAATGCTAGATCAGTCCAGTAATGCTGCTGACTATCAGAAGCATCTGGAACAGAACATCCTGAAGATGAACTATAAGTCGTTCACTCAAATCGTTGTGCTAGGTTCGTCAACGTTCGTTCCGTTCATGCGACTGCCTCTAGCACAGCGTAGAGAAATTATTGAAGACATCCTGGACATCCAGATCTTCTCGATGATGAACATCGCTCTCAAAGATAAGATGAAATCTTCTACTGAAGAGATGAGAGAGGTTGATTACAGTTGTGACATGGCAGATCAAAAGATTGACATGCAACGTCGGTTGATTGATCAGTTGTCCACTCGTGATGAGTCCCTGATCAAAGAGAAGCAGCAGTACATTGACAAATTGTTAGGAGAAGAAGAGATTTGTCAAGGATCCGTATCCAAACTTCATGAAGAAAGTGAAAAACTTTATGAAGATTTAAGTGGTTTAGAAAGCGCGAACAAGAAACTCCTGACTTTAAACAACTTGAAAGGAAAACTTACAAACAAATGTACGACTTACAAGAAACAGCACGAGTTTTTTGAGGAGAACGACACATGTCCTACGTGTAGTCAATCTATATCTAAAGAAGTTAAAGAAAACAAATCAGGTATCATTAGAAGTCAAGTCAAAGAACTTGTCCTCGCTATCGAAGAACTTCGATGCAACATTCTCGATGAGCAAGAGAGAAGTGAACAACACCTGGTCAAAAGCAAGGAGTTGAATGACATCCAGCAGAAGATTGCTGGTCACAATGCTACTGTTACACGCATCAATAAGAACGTCAGGCAACTGATGACAGATGTAGAAACATTACAAAATTCCAAAGATGATAACTCCGAGGAAGAAGAGAAGTTAAAATACTTGTTGGAAGAACGTGATAACCTGAAGAAGCAAATTGCCCTCGTCAAAAAAGATAGAGACACTTTGCTAGCAGCATCTCATCTCCTGAAAGATAATGGTATCAAAACCAGAATCATCAAGAGATACTTGCCAGTGATGAACAAACTCATCAACCAGTATCTTCAGAACATGGACTTCTACATCAACTTCGCATTGAATGAGAACTTTGAGGAAACGATCAAGTCGCGGTTTAGGGATATCTTTTCTTACGAATCTTTCTCCGAGGGAGAGAAAGCTCGTATTGATATTGCTCTGCTGCTTACTTGGCGTTCTATCGCTAAACTTAAGAATAGCGTTGACACTAACATCCTTATCCTCGATGAAATCTTTGATGGTTCTCTTGACAACAACGGCACTGGTGAACTAGGTTGGATCCTACGCAACTTCGATGACAATACAAACGTGTTCGTCATCAGTCACAAGGAGAGTTTGGAGGGGAAATTCGACAGAACTCTCGTGTGTGAGAAGGTCAAGAACTTCTCCGTCGTCAAGGAGACACTTGCAGAAGCGGTCTAGGGGTGCCTTCGGGCACCCTTTTTTTGTATATACTATGTGCATCAACGCAAGAGACCGATGAACACCGCAGAAATCAAAGGTAACCTCGCTCGCCTACTCGCTACAGAGAACCTCGTGGTTGAGCATCGTAAGGTCCCCACAGCGTCCTTCAATGTTGACACTCGTGTCCTTACCCTGCCCATCTGGAACGCTTCTAACAGCGTCTACGACCTGCTGGTGGGTCATGAGGTCGGTCATGCCCTCTACACACCCAACATTGACTGGGCAGAGGTAGCAAAGGTGCCCAAGGATTATGTCAACGTGGTGGAAGATGCTCGCATCGAGAAACTAATGAAGAGAAAATACCCTGGTTTGTCCAAGACTTTCTTCAAAGGTTACCAAGAACTCGACAACCAAGACTTCTTCTCGATCAACGATGAAGCACTGGATAACATCTCTTTCATCGACCGTATCAATCTCCACTGCAAGATTGGTGCCTTCTCTGCCATGCCTTTCAGTGATGAGGAGCGTGTGATGGTGAAGAAAGTGGAGAATTGTGAGACTTTTGACGACGTTATTGCTGTCTGTCAGGAGATCTATGCCTATTCCCAGCAGGAAAAGCACGTAGATGCACCTGTAGATCCACAATCTGGTGCTGCTCAAGGCACTATGGAGAAGGTTGAGTCACAAGAATCCAAGCAACCCAGTGATACTCCAAGTAACGATGGCGCACAATCTGTGCAGCAACCTGACAATGATCAAGGTGAACTAGGAGAGGGTGAAGTAGCAGCTGGTGGTTCTGCTGGTGGTGACACTGCTGAAACTCAACGTTCTTTCGATGAAAAGGTCCAAGATCTAGTCGAAAATGCACCGTATCATTCTGATCCTGTGTACGTTGAGATTCCTACGATGAACATCGACCAGATTATTGTGGACCACGCAGTGCTTCAGAAGCACATTGAGGCACACTATGCTGAAAATGCACACAATCGTTACGATGATCCCATCGGATTTGTCACTAACAAGTACAATGAGTACAAGAAATCAGCAGCGAAAGAGGTAGGTTACCTGGTCAAAGAGTTTGAGTGTAAGAAGGCAGCAGACTCTCATGCTCGCACTACAACTGCACGTACTGGTGTGCTTGATACAGCAAAACTGCACCAATACAAGTACAATGAGGACCTGTTCAAGAAGATTTCTATCCTTCCTGACGGTAAAAACCATGGAATGATCTTCATTCTTGACTGGTCTGGGTCCATGTCGAACTATCTTCAGGACACAATCAAGCAATTGCTGTCCCTGGTGTGGTTCTGTCGCAAGGTAAACATTCCTTTTGAGGTTTATGCCTTCACATATGAGTGGCACCGTCGCTTCCTTGACCCAGATGAGCATGACTATGACCCGACAATCGTGGAAGAGAAATGTGTCCGTGAGGAGAACAAATTAGTTTTCCACAAGCGGTTTTCTCTCCTAAATGTGCTGTCATCTCGTGCCAACACCAAGAATTTTGATCGTCAGTGCTGCAATCTGTTCAGCATCAGTTACTTCATGAACATGTATGGTGTCACTACACCTGCTGGTTTGGACTTGAGTGGCACTCCATTGAACGAATCAATCATTTCTTTGCATGAAATCATCCCCATGTTCAAGAAAATGACTGGTGTTCAGAAGATCAACACTGTGATTCTGACTGATGGTGAGTCAAACAACATCAGCTACAATGTTTCTATCAAAGCTGAAGGTCGTCACTGCTACTGGGGTCAACGTGCTGTGTCTCATGACGTTCGACTGCGTGATCGTAAGACTGGACACGTTTCTCGCTCTGTTAGTTCTAATTTCAATGACAATATTACCACTCTTTTGCTTGAGAACTTGCGTCAAAACTATCCTGACGTGAACTTCCTTGGTTTCAGAATCCTGACTGGTGGTGATTTTTCTTACTTGTATCGAAATACATACAATGAAACTGCCGACAACGTTCTTAAGAAGTGGCGAAAGGATAAGTCTTTCGTCTTCACCAAGCAACTTGGATTCCAGTCCCTGTACCTGATTGCATCTACTTCAGTCAATCAATCTTCCGAGTTTGAAGTCAAGGAAGATGCTACCAAGGCACAGATCGCCAAGGCATTCAAGACTATGTTGAAGGCAAAGACTACGAACAAGAAAATCTTGTCCTCCTTTGTCGATATGGTCGCCTAAAAAACCGTCCACTGCCCCTGGTTTCAGGGGCATCATGCCCTATAATAAGTTCATCGACACAAAGACCAATGCCTCGTTCCGCTAACATCGACCCTGTTGTCCTCACCCAGTATCTCTCCGATAACTTTGGCAATGAGTTTGGTAGTCAAGCAGTTCTGAAAGCTGCTGATGAGTTTGGAGTCTCCTACCCCACCATTTGCAAACGCCTTGATCAATACAAGGTCGGATATGGTAAGTGGAGTCTCACTGCCGAGCAAATTGAAGTACAATAT